CATCCAAACCCTGGGTTAAAGATAATTATGTTAGAATTCCAGAAAGGAAACCTGATTGGGTATGAAAACAGTTCTAACAGTTGGAGATGATGGAATTCTTACATTCCCTGAAAACTTCCTGGACAGTCTGGGCTGGAAGGAGGGTGATGTGTTAGAATGGATTGATAATAAAGATGGATCTTTTTCACTGAGGAAACCTGATGAGTCGGAATGAGTTTGTCTGGACGGAGAAGTATCGTCCCCAGACAATTGATGATTGTATTCTCCCAGAGAGTACAAAGAAAACATTTAAGGATTTCCTGGAGAAGGGAGAGGTTCCTAACCTTCTTCTGTCGGGACCTCCTGGGTGTGGTAAAACTACTGTAGCAAAAGCATTATGTGATGAATTAGGAGCTGATTTTTATGTCATTAACGGATCCGATGAAGGTCGATTCCTTGATACTGTCAGAAACAATGCGAAGAACTTCGCTTCGACCCTCTCACTTTCTTCTTCTGCAAAACACAAAGTCATCATCATTGATGAGGCAGATAACACAACCCCAGATGTACAACTCTGCCTTAGGGCGTTTACTGAGGAGTTTATTGGTAACTGCAGGTTCATCTTCACCTGTAACTACAAAAACAAAATCATTCAACCGCTCCATTCCCGTTGTGCGGTTATCGAGTTCTCCATCAAGGGGAAGGAAAAGGCTAAGTTGGCTGCAGGTTTTTATGGACGCCTTCAAGAAATCCTACAGATCGAAAAGGTTCAGTTCGATCAGAAAGTCCTTGCGGAACTCATTAACAAACACTTCCCCGACTGGAGAAGGGTCCTCAACGAATGTCAAAGGTATTCGGTAGGAGGAAAGATTGACTCTGGAATTCTTGCTTCTTTTTCTGACGTAAAAACTGATGAACTGTTCAAACACCTCAAGGAAAAGAACTTTCCTGAGGTTCGTAAATGGGTCGTTGATAATCTGGACAATGATCCTTCTGTACTTTTGCGTAGTGTTTACGATGCTCTTTACTCACACCTGGCAGGTCCTGGGATTGCTGCTTCTGTCCTCATTATTGCTAAGTATCAGTACCAGAGTGGATTCGTTGCTGACCAAGAAATAAATATGTTAGCATGTTTAACTGAAATTATGATTGAGGCTGAGTGGAAATGAATGTAAAAGTGATTCGAATGAACACTGGTGAAGAAGTGATTGTCACCGTGTTGAATGAAGACGAAAAAACAATCGAGATTGAGAATCCTTTGGTGGGAATGCCATCAGCGACTGGCCAAATTGGATTCGGTCCTTGGGCACCTCTTGTAAAGAATGGTGACTCCATTACGATTGAGAAGTCTTATATTGTTTACACTGCTGAAGCACAAGTGGATGTTGTGGAACAATATGAAAAGATCTTCTCTGTGATTCAAAAACCAAGTAAAAAATTAATTGTTTGATGTGATGGAACTTAAAGATTGGTTGAATTCTATTAACTTTACTAAAGACAATCTTTTGGAGGATGACCCCTCTCTTGCCAAGGAATATCCTCCTTACATCATCAATCGTTGTTTGTCTGGTCATCTGGATTGCATTTTGTTTGCCAATGAAATGAATAAGTATCATTTCCTAGACAAAGATATGCAATATGCTTTTTATCTAAATACCTTAAGAAAAAGGAAAAGATTTTCTCCTTGGATTCGTAAAGATAAAATTACGGATTTAGAGTATGTAAAACGTTATTATGGTTTTAGTAACGAGAAAGCATCTCAAGCCTTGAAAATTCTATCCAATGAACAACTTGAATTTATCAAACAACGACTTGAAACTGGTGGCAAGAAATGACTAAAACTATTGAACCTCAGGTGCAATGGTCTCAAGAGAAGATGATTGAGGTCCGATTGAATGAACCTGATGATTTCCTTAAGGTAAGAGAAACATTGACTCGCATTGGTGTAGCTTCTAGAAAAGAAAAGAAGCTTTATCAATCTTGTCACATTTTGCATAAGCAAGGTAAGTATTACATCGTTCACTTTAAGGAACTGTTTGCTCTTGATGGCAAGTATGCTAATCTGACTGTCAATGATGTTCAGAGACGTAACAGAATCACCAGACTGTTGGTTGACTGGGGACTGGTTTCTGTTGTGAAGGAAGATACGATCATGGATATTGCTCCACTGAATCAGATCAAGGTCCTTCCTTACAGAGATAAGAACGAGTGGATTTTGGAACAGAAGTACAATATCGGTTCTAAAAAGGATAAAGTAGAGGAAACTGAATAATAAAGTAGGGTTTTCATCCTTCCTATTTTTGTATTCTCCTGATAAATTATTACTGTAATCGCCGAAAGGGATTACGTTTTACACTCGCTTAAAAAGGAGAAAACAAATGACTAACACTCTTGCACGTTATCGTTCTGGGGACCTCAATAGCTTTCTTAAGGATATTGATCGTTACTCCATTGGACTGGATCGGATGTTCAATCATCTCGGTTCCATTAATCAAGATGTAAGTTATCCACCTTATAACCTCGTCAAAGTTGATGAGAACACTTATAGTCTGGAACTTGCTCTCGCTGGATTCAAATCTGACGAAGTGAAAGTTTTTACTGAAAACAGTCAACTCGTTGTAGAGGCAGCCAAGGAAGAAACAGATGGACGTGAATATGTTCATCGTGGTCTAGCCTCTCGTTCCTTCACTCGAACTTGGACACTCTCTGAGGATGTGGAAGTTAAAGAAGTGAAGTTTGAGGATGGCATTCTGTCAGTGGCACTTTCCCGTATCGTTCCTGAAAAACATCAGAAGCGACTCTGGTTCGGTCAGTCCTGATAAATAAGTTATCGTCGGCGCAGACGGGGAGGTAACTGGCACAATCCAGTTGATACCTCCCTTTTTTGTGCATTATAATAACCAAAGAATAAGAAGACTTATGGCAACTAAACAACATGTGACCAAATCTGGTGACACTTGGGAGTGGGAAGAGACTCCAGAGGTTACCAAAGCACTTGAACAATATTGGAAAACTGTGTTGGATAACATTGTTCCACTTGAAGTAACTATCACGGATATTGGAGTTGGTAAGTGACAGTAAAACTTATTCTTCTCAAGTCTGGAGAAGACATTATTGCAGATGTTGAAGAAATGGTGGTTAACGAGAGAGTCGTTGGTTACTTTTTCAATCACCCATGTCGAGTGAAACTCATTGGGAATGAAGTTACTCATGTTGGTAACAAGAAACTCCCATTCAAGATGAGACTCACCCCCTGGATGCCTCTTTCTAAAGATCAAAAGATTCCTGTGGTTACTGATTGGGTTGTGAGCATTGTTGAACCTCTTGATGAACTTGTGGAAACTTACAAAAGCGGAGTAGCGGATTATGAAAAAAGAAAATCTGAAGTTGTTGATTTTGATGAACAACCAGAAACTGATGACTCAGATTGAGGAGGTTTCCTCAGAACTTGGTGAACCTGATTGTAGACTCACAGAACCATTTCTTGTAAGGGATGATGGAACTCTGGAACCTTGGTTGGTAGATCTCACAACACAAAACTCTTTTATGATGCACTCTGATAAAATCTTGACCATTGTGGAACCCAATGGTAAACTGATTGATAAGTATGAAGGTCTTGTGAAGTGAGTTCTGAAAGGTTTTACACCAATGTCCACATGGTTGGTGACAACTTTCTGGTTCGTGGTTATGAAAATGGGAAAAAGGTTTCCTTCAAGGAAAAGTTTCAACCAACTCTTTTTGTAAAATCTAAGAGAGAAGGTGAATGGAAAACATTAGATGGTGAATCTGTAGAACCCATCCAACCTGGAACTGTTCGTGAATGTCGAGAGTTCTTTAGGAAGTATGATGGAGTGGATGGGTTTAAGATTTACGGAAACGAAAGGTACATCTACCAGTACATCTCCGACACTTACTCTGAAAATGAGATCAAGTGGGACATCAATAAGATCAATCTGGTTACGATTGACATTGAGGTGAAATCTGAGGAGGGATTCCCTGATCCTTTATCTTGTTCTGAGGAGATGTTGACTATCTCTATTCAGGATTACAACACCAAAGAGATTACCACCTGGGGTAGAAAACCCTATGTTCCCTCTCAAAGTAATGTCACTTATCACCATTATAGTGATGAGATTGACATGCTCAATGCTTTCCTTCATTGGTGGCAAACGAACACTCCAGACATTGTGACTGGGTGGAACGTTCGATTTTATGACATCCCTTACCTCTGTGGAAGGATTGAGAGGATCATGGGAGAGAAGAAGAAGAGGTCTCTTTCTCCTTGGGGAATGGTTACCATGGAAGAGATTTCCATGAATGGTCGTGATCAGAAAGTTTTTGAAATCATTGGTGTAACTACCTTGGATTATCTTGAACTTTATAAGAAGTTCACTTATGTGAATCGTGAATCCTACCGATTGGATTTTATTGCAGAAGTTGAACTTGGTCAGAAGAAGTTGGATCACTCAGAGTTCAACACCTTCAAAGAGTTCTATGATGGAAACTGGAAGAAGTTTGTTGACTACAACATTGTTGACGTGGAACTGGTTGATAGGATGGAGGATAAACTTCGTCTCATTGAACTCATTCTCACCATGGCATTTGATGCAAAGGTAAACTTTGTAGATCCAATGTTCCAGGTTCGTTTGTGGGACACCATTATCTACAACTATCTGAAGAAGAGAAAGATTGTAGTTCCACCCAATGAGAGAAATGGGGATAAGGACTCTAAGTTTGCTGGTGCTTATGTGAAAGAACCTAAACCAGGAGTTTATGACTGGGTTGTTTCATTTGACCTTAATTCTCTTTACCCACACTTGATGATGCAGTATAATATTTCTCCAGAGACACTAGTGGAGGAAAGACACCCATCAGTTACCGTGGACAAAATCTTGAATGAAGATCTCACATTTGAGATGTACAAAGATTATGCTGTTTGTGCAAACGGTGCAATGTTCCGTAAAGATGTGAAAGGTTTTATGCCAGAACTGATGGAAAAGATGTATGCTGAACGTAAGGCATTTAAAAAGAAAATGCTCAAGTCAAAACAAAAACTCGTGGACATCGAAACTGAAATGAAAAGGAGGGGAATCAAATGAGTCACAGAGATCACAAGTATGGTGGTTTGGTTAGATATGATCATGATCATAAACTAATCTTCCTTCAGAGGAATCTAAATCCCCCAACAACACACGCACGATTCATTAACAAACTCCAGGAAGAGAATCCTGGATATAAGGTAGTAAGTAAAAAATAATGGGATATTTAATCGGTGGTGCTGGTGAAGGTGCAGAACAGGAGATTGTAAAATCAGATAAAGATTACAGTCACCTGTCTGACGACCAACTGATCAAACTTAGGGATCAAACTGTTAAGGACATTGCAAAGTTCAATAACTTTCAGATGGTTCGTAAGATTTGTTTGAACAGTTGTTATGGTGCGATTGGTAATGCCTACTTTAGGTATTTCAAACTTGCAAATGCAGAGGCAATTACTCTTTCTGGTCAGACCTCAATTCGTTGGATTGAGAAGAAGATGAATGGTTTTCTTAATAACATTCTGAAAACAGAAGACATTGATTATGTGATTGCCTCTGACACCGATTCCATCTACCTTAACTTTGGTCCAGTGGTTGACACCTTTCTCTCCAAGAAAAAGGGAAACAAAGAGGAAGTTGTTGACTTGGTAAACAAGATCTGTGAAGATCAACTCGAACCCTTTATTGATAAGTGTTATCAACAACTTGCTGAATATGTGAATGCATATGATCAGAAGATGCAGATGAAGCGAGAGAACATTGCTGATCGTGGAATCTGGACTGCTAAGAAGAGATACATTCTCAATGTGTGGGATAGTGAGGGTGTTCGTTATGAAGAACCCAAGTTGAAGATCATGGGTATTGAGGCAGTCAAATCCTCTACACCTGCTCCCTGTAGGTCAATGATTAAAGATGCTCTCAAGCTGATGATGGAGGGCACAGAAGAGGATGTGATTGACTTTATCGAGAATGCCAGAAGAAAGTTTTATAAGATGACACCTGAGGAAGTTGCTTTCCCTCGTAGTGTCTCGGATGTGAATAAACACAAGAATCACTCTACCATCTATGGGAAGGGATGCCCTATTCATGTGAGAGGATCACTTCTTCATAATCATTATGTCAAAGAGAAGAACCTGACGAATAAATATTCAATGATTAATAATGGAGACAAAATCAAGTTTGTCTACTTGAAGAAAGCAAATCCAACTAGAGAGAATGTGATTTCATTCTTGAATGATTTCCCAGTTGAGCTTGGGCTTGGTAAATACATTGATTATGAGTTACAATTTGGGAAAGCATTTCTTGAACCACTGAAAGTTATTCTTGATGCGATTAACTGGAATGTGGAGAAGACAGTAAACTTAGAATTATTTTTTGGATAATGGATTTCCTTAAGGATATTGTAAAAGAGATTGGTGGAGAGTACACCCAACTCGCATCAGATATTGATGAGACTGAAACTTATGTTGACACGGGTAGTTACATTTTTAACGCACTGGTTTCAGGTAGCATATTTGGTGGTGTATCTGGGAATAAGATTACTGCTATTGCTGGCGAGTCTTCTACTGGAAAGACTTTCTTCTCTCTCGCTGTTGTTAAAAACTTTTTGGATTCTAATCCTGACGGTTACTGTCTTTACTTTGATACAGAGGCTGCCGTTAACAAGTCCCTACTTGAATCTCGGGGTGTTGATTTAGATCGTGTCGTAGTCGTCAATGTTGTTACAATTGAAGAGTTTAGACAAAAGGCTCTAAAGGCTGTTGATGTTTATTTGAAGAAACCGGCAGATGAACGCAAACCTTGCATGTTTGTGTTGGATTCTTTGGGGATGCTTTCCACTGAGAAAGAGATTACAGATGCTCTTAATGACAAACAAGTTCGTGACATGACAAAATCACAACTTGTTAAGGGAGCTTTCAGAATGTTGACTCTGAAATTGGGTCAAGCTAAAATACCAATGATCGTTACCAATCATACCTATGATGTCATCGGAGCTTATGTACCAACTAAGGAAATGGGGGGAGGCAGCGGTCTCAAGTATGCGGCAAGCACAATCATCCATCTTGGAAAAAAGAAAGAAAAGGATGGAAAAGAAGTTATCGGGAATATTATCAAAGCTAAGACTGCTAAGTCGCGTTTGAGTAAGGAAAATAAAGATGTGGAAGTACGTCTTTATTACGACGAGCGTGGTCTTGATCGTTATTATGGTCTTCTTGAACTCGGTGAGATTGGTGGACTTTGGAAGAATGTCGCAGGACGATATGAAATTGATGGTAAGAAGATCTATGCCAAGCAAATTCTCAAAGAACCTGAGGAGTACTTTACTCCTGAAGTAATGGAGAAACTTGATCAGATCGCTAAAGAGGAATTTAGTTATGGTTCAAGTTTATGATTATGTGATTCCAGAAGAGGTTTGTAATAACCTAATTAAGGTTTTTGAGGGATCACCTGATAATCATCAGTATATTGATAAGAATCATAAACCTTGTTTCACACAATTAAATATTAATCACACTCATCCAGAACTGGTTAGAATGTTGATTGGTTATACACAAAAAGTTTATCTTTCTTATTCTGATGATCTAAAAAATAAGTTTCTTCCAAGATTACGTTTGTTGGAAGAATTCAGAATCAAACGTTATCTTCCTAATGGTGAAGAACGTTTTGATGAACATGTTGATGTTGCCAACTCTGATGATTGTATTAGAGCCCTGGCATTTCTTTTTTATCTAAACGATAATGATGGTGAAACTTATTTCACCAAACAAGACAAACATGTTCAACCAAAGACTGGAAGGGTTGTAGTCTTTCCTCCAACATGGGAATATCCACATGCTGGACTTCCACCCACTAACGATACCAAATATATCTTAAGTACCTACATTCATTATGGAAAAAATTGAGTTCCTAATTCTAAAGAACCTTCTTCATAATGAAGAATATCTGAGAAAGGTTATTCCTTTTTTGAAATCAGAATACTTTGAAAATTACAATCAAAAGGTTGTCTTTGAGGAAGTTCAGAACTTTGTAACTCAGTACAATGAAATGCCATCTCAAGAGATCTTATCGATTGAGGTTGAGAAAAGAAAAGACATCAATGAACAGACATTCAAAGAAATTTCAAATCTGATTCTTCATTTGGATGATCAACCAGCTGAGATGGGTTGGTTGGTTGACACAACAGAAAAGTGGTGTCGTGATCGTGCCATCTATCTTGCTCTGATTGAGTCTATTTCAATTGCAGATGGTGGCGATGGAAAGAAAACTCCAGATGCCATTCCTTCGATTCTCTCGGATGCTCTTGCAGTTTCTTTTGATAACCATGTAGGTCACGATTACCTTCAAGACTATGAATTAAGATATGAACTCTACAATCGAAAGGAAACCAGGATCGAATTTGATCTTGAGTATTTCAACAAGATTACGAAAGGTGGTCTTCCTAACAAGACTCTTAACATCGCTCTTGCTGGGACAGGTGTTGGTAAGTCTCTTTTCATGTGTCATATGGCTAGCTCCGTTCTCCTTAACGGACGTAATGTCCTTTACATTACAATGGAGATGGCAGAGGAGAAAATTGCTGAACGTATTGACGCAAACCTTCTCAATGTGAACATTCAAGAAGTTTCCGAACTTCCTAAACAGATGTTTGAAACCAAGGTAAATAATCTTGCAAAGAAAACTCAAGGAACTCTAATCATTAAAGAGTATCCCACCGCATCTGCTCATGCTGGACACTTTAAGTCACTTCTTAACGAACTTGCACTTAAGAAGTCATTCCGTCCTGATATTATTTTCGTTGATTACCTTAATATATGTGCTTCCAGCAGGTATCGCGGAAACAGCAATATCAATTCATATAGCTATATCAAAGCGATTGCTGAAGAGCTTCGAGGATTGGCTGTCGAATCAAACGTCCCTATCGTTTCTGCCACGCAGACCACTCGCTCTGGTTTTGGTAGCAGTGACGTTGAACTCACTGATACTAGTGAATCCTTTGGTCTCCCTGCTACTGCTGATCTTATGTTTGCCCTTATTTCTACTGACGAGCTTGAGGGCTTGGGACAGATTCTTGTAAAACAACTTAAGAACAGATATAACGATCCTACGATCTACAAGAGATTCGTTGTGGGAATCGATAGAGCAAAGATGAGACTTTATGATTGTGAACAATCTGCTCAGGATGAGATGATTGACAATCGGTCTGACGAGTCTTATAATAAGGAAGATAAACCTAAGAAATCATTTGAGGGATTTAAATTTTAATGGGTCTAAAACTTAGGGACAAATCTGAGATTCAAGTAAGAAACACAGATGGTGTTTACTTCGTTGTTCTCAATGAAGATGGTTCTGTTCGATGCCATTGTGGAGAAGAACAAGATGCACAAATGTTATCAAGCATGAATCCTGGATGTTATTATCGGATTGCTCATTATCCAGATCCACCTCAAGTTGTTAATGTTTCATCCCAAGAGATGGAATCAGATAAACAACTCAATCCTCAAAACATTTTACCTGAATCACAACAACAGCCTTTAAATTTATGACACATCATGTTGACCTTGAACGATATAAAGAGTTTGTCAACGCAGTCACCTCAAATGAAAGTAAAGACCATCTCAGCTTTCTTGAGCGTGTTGCCGTTCTCAATCAAGAAGGATTTCCTGTCGAGCGACTGCTTACTGCATCTGTAGGTTTGTGTGCCGAATCAGGTGAATTTACGGAAGTAGTTAAGAAAATTATCTTCCAAGGTAAACCAGTAAATGAAGATAATCTTTTTCACCTAAAGAGAGAACTCGGTGATATCATGTGGTATGTAATGCAAGCATGTATGGGTCTAGGTGTGACACTTGAAGAGGTGGTAGAAATGAACGTTGATAAACTCAAATCACGTTATCCTGGTGGAGAGTTTGATGTCCACCATTCTGAAAATCGTAAAGAAGGAGATGTGTAAATGGCACTTTCTAAATCAGTTGAAGACTCTTTGAATGAAGCGGAATCTGCACTAAGAAACGCTCTTTCATTTGCAGCAAGACAAGAAAGACCTTTGGTCTGTCAAATGATTTCTGAAATGATGACAGGAATCGATAAACTCAAAACACTTGATGGTGTTTTTGATAAACTAGAGAATAGAAAACAAGGAGACAGCGGTTTCTTTGGTATTAGTTTTGGAGATGACGAATGAGTAAAGAAGTTGTTGTGATGACCGCGTTGGATGTTCGTTCTGCAGCAGCAGTTCGACAAGTCCTGTTTGAGTCACAGAAAGATTACACTTATGATCCCACTTGTGTACCTGAACGAATCGTAGATATTCGTAAGGTGATCGGTGAATTGGATGAAGGCATTGAAAAAGCCTTGGAAGAACTTAAAGAGGAGGAGACTGATGCCGAAGGACAAGAAGGATAGACCAGTAACTCTTGAGGATTACAAACAAGTTTCTGACACCTTTTTCTCTAAGTATCACTTTGTTGCAAAAGAACTTGGTGAAGGTGCTAAGGCAGAAGACATCCTCAGTGTAATGGAATCACTCACTGGATTGGTTCTCAAGGAACGAATGAGGGAATCCCAATCACTTGGTTTTTATAAACAAGACTGATGCAACTAATCAACTACATTATTTTGTTCTTCAACATGGTTGTTGTTCCATGTGTTGCAGTTCCAGAAAACTGGAATTATTGTTATAAGAACATGGATGTTTGGTTGTATCCAGAAATTCAAAAAGGGTGGGATCTATACACTGAAAAGGAGATTCCCTATCAGAATGAGAGAGAACTCTTGGAGAATTATAAATAACTAATAAGATAAAAGGTATTGGTAGAATCATGTCCGATATGAGTCATCTGTATAGAGCTTATGCTGCTGTACATAATACAGAGGTCAATCAGGAACTGACTGAATCAAGAGATAAGATTTCTGAGATGAATCTTACTCAACTTACAGATTCTGATCTGGTATTGGTTGCTGAAGAAATTGTTTCGACCTTCTTCAAAGAAGGATGTGATGCTAAGTCAACACATGAATTAGTTGCTCAAACTCTGGAAGAGTCAACTGGACCTAATGATTCTCCTCTCCGTAAGGAAAAAGTAAGCAGAATTGCAGAAGCATTTGATTCTGTTTTTGATAAAGTATTCGAAAGAGCTGTTGATATTTGTGAAGAAGCTTTCCTTCAATATATTAACTCCAAGCCTCTGGTTGAGAAGTGGCAGGGTAGAGTTTCCCACGAACACGGAAACCAAAAGATCCATGAAGCTTGTGTGGCTCAGAACAAGGAAGTAGTATTTGAAGGTCTCCTTCATATGTTGGCTGATCTTCTAGAAGGTGGAGATCCTCTTGATAAGCAGTGGGCATCCAATAGAGCAAACCAAAAAGGTTTGAAGAGAGTTGAAACCGCTATCAAATCAGCTCAAAGCACAAAA